ACTCTTGTTTGTACTGAGTCTGCGAACGCACACCCATTTGCTCAGCCAGCACAAAGGCATCCTTGTGAGCCAGCAAGCAGATACGACCACCAGCCGTAGCCGTGTCAGCGTTGGTAGACACATAGACTTTAACGCCATAGATGTCACCAATCAGACCGTTACGGATCGTGTTAGCGCCGCCAACTTCACCAGTGAAAGCCTGCTCAGTGAAGCGAGACAGACCCATCAGGGTGTTACGGGCAGACGGAGGAACGATCAGGAAACGATCAGTCATCGGAACGTCAGCATCATCAAGCAACTGGATCATGTTACGGATACCAGCGTCATTGATAGCCACAGCAGTGGACGTACCATCAACGTAGGTGGTCAGAGCACCAGTCGAAGCGTTGTTGATCTTAGCAGCCGTGTAGTCTGCGTCACCAGCCGTACCGCCTTGAGCGCCACGACCAAGTTCAATCAGATCCGTATCAACTTGTTTAGCCAGAGCGTAGCCAGCGTCATCCGTGTAGAAACGGCGCAGCGAGGACAGAGCCTGCACTTCAACGATGTCTTCGATCAAGCGGCTATACTCATAGTGCTTGTTGATCAGTACTTGAACTTCGTTCTCAGTTGCAGCGATCAGGTTGACCTGGGTCGAAGCAGACTTAGCCGAAGCAGAGCCACGGGTGGGTTTCGGAATGTGGAGCGTGTCGCCTTTCTTGCCTTTGAAAGACATTTTAGAAAAGAGGTTAGCAGCAACCAAGCTTTTCTTATAAGCAGCAACGATCTCATCAGACCAAATCTCAGGGATAAATTTATCCGCTGTCGTTTTTGTTACATGAGCAGTACCAAGAGCCATTTGTAATTTCCTTTCGAGTTAAGTTTATTTAACCCGTCCCTCGCTATAAGCAGCCATGATCTCGTCCTGGAGCTGATAGTATCGGTCAGGGTCTTCCAATTGTAGTCGGATTAAGTCAGCTCTCCGATAAATCTTAGCAGATGTAGCACCAGTATTAGAACCAACATCTACAGTTGCAGATTTAACAGCAGCCTTTTGAGCTTGCCGTGCCTCAGCTACATTAGCATCAGCTTGCACCTGTGTCTGTTGCGGTTGTTTAGGTTTAACATAGTTCCAAGTTGAAAGAAGTTCAGCAGCAGAATCATAGTCAGCAGTATTTTGCGCTGTTGCAAATAAACGCAAACGTACTGGTGAAGCTTGAATCCACTCTGCAAATGCAGGATCGCCTACGTCCTGTTCAAAACCAGGAAACTCTTTACTAAGCCTATTCAACGTCTGCATCCGTCTAATCTCCAAAGCCTGTTCTTTGGCTTCTTTGACTGCAGGATGCTCTTCTACTGCCTTGCTAACATACTTCTTCGGATCTTCGAAGAAATCGATCTCGTCTTCTTTTGTAGCAGGTTCTTCAGCCTTGGGCTTTTCGAGTTGTCGCTTGATTAAGTCATCTGCAAGTTTGCGTACTTCACCAACTTCTTGAGCTTGGCGACCAATAAGCTTTTCAGCCTCTTGGTGCATCTTGATAATCTCATCAAGACTCTTGCCCTTGTACTTGGCTGGAAGATTATCTTCTGCTACTGGAGCAGGAGCCTGTTCTTCCTGTACTACTTCCTCTTGAGGTTGCTCTTGCTGAGTCTCTTGAGTGATGTCGCTTGCTTCAAAATCTTCTTCTTGCGTTTCGGTAAAAGATGCTGCCACATTATCCTCCTGTCCACAACGGATTCTAGGAAATTAAAAATGTCACTTGGAATCAATCTGATTCTTGTAAGCGACTCCTTGCTGCCTTCTCATGTTTTCTAGCCCATGCGTCAGCGGCTGTCGGAAACGCACCTGATGTGCCCTCCAGACTGATGCGGGGTGACGAGATAATACGAGAAGCTTCATTGCGACAATGAGGACATTCTATAGACTTGACCTCATCATCGACCAATTTCTCAGTAGTGTGCTCTTTTGCACACCTAAACTCAAATATCCTTTTCATCTGATAACTCCTTATAAGCCTCTGACGAGGTTTCTTGAAGGTTTATTACCCAATTTAGGATATCTAGCTGTCCTTTGGTAAAGTATAAATCCTCTACCGCTTTAATTCTTTCAACCTTATCGTAAGAATTTACCATGTTCTGGATGTCTTCGATAAAGTCTTTCCAACCCTGGGAGGCCATCATGTCAAATCTGGCCTCATAATACTTTTGTAGTTCTGGCTTCACAGTTTCTCCTGTCTAGGACTGTGTTGTATTTCTACAACAATACGTATATTATAACACAAAATTACTAATTTGTCAAGTACTTATTGAACTTTTCGTTGCATCTGCGCCTCAACGATGTTTTCTTTGGTTTTTATCTCCCGTTCCTTAAGGATTAACTCAGCAACCTTAGCACGGCGCTCAAACTCGCCTTGTTGTGTCCCATCTAAGTTAGTGGACACTGACTGAATTACCTTAGCTCGTAGCTCTTCAGGAGCAAGTTGTGTCTCAACCATAGTCTTCTGAGCCTTAGCCATACTTTCCTGAGCATTAGCCTGGGACTCAGAAGCACGTGCGTTAAGTTCTGCAATCTGAGCCTGCAATAGCTGGATTTGAGCCTGTTGCTGAGCCTGTTGAAGCTGTTGGACCTGGGGATCAGGCTGGTTCATCTGGTCTAGGGCGGACGCTAGTTCCTCCTTATTGGACAAACTGGAGCCTTTGATTATCCCTTTTAACACTAAGGGCAATACAGGACTGTCTGGACCAAGGGTTTGGAGCAGGCCAATAAACTGCTGCTGCTCGTACTCCCTGGCTACCATGCCCAAAGTAGAGGCAGGGACAAACGTAAAGTCTTTGGACGGATAACGGTCAGGGGCAAACTGCATATAGCGGTAAGCCACCTTCTTAATCAGAGGAATAAGGAAGTCGTCCTGGAAGTTCATCAAGGCTTGCTTGTTCTTCTTGATAATCGAAGACATTGCCAAGGACATAGAAGCGCCGCCTGCCTCACCCTGAGCTACGGATCGAGTCATGGCTTGGCTATCTAACGTCCCTGTAGCTGCAAGAAGCATAGTTTCAAACTCCTTAGCTGTGGATATATTTCCAGCGTCTGTCGATCCAAACTTAAACGGGAATAGAATCTCGTTAGGATTACCATTAGTCATCAGTGTCTTTCCAGGCTGTACCTTATAAGACACACCACGTGGCAACCGAGTAGCGTCAGCAGCCATCATAGGAGCCGTAGTCAGTGCTAAAGAGTCCAGATGACTACGGAGTTGGGCATCAACAGCTTTTTGCATGTTGTAGCCCTTTTGCACAGTGCCCATCCCTACTAAACGACCAGGTACCTTCTCAGGAACATAGGTCACAATAGGACGATCTTTCATCATGTACGGATTTGCTTCAGCCTTAAGCAGGTATTGTCCATTAGCAATAACTACCTGCGCCTCAACCATATCAGCATAACGATCAGCATCGCTGTCTTCAGGAAACAGATCAGCTACTTCTCCTTCTTCGTTCTCTAACTGCTCTAAATACTCACGAGGTACTAACCCGTAGTAGCGTAATACCCGGACCTTATCTTCTTGATAGAGTGAATCCAACTGGTTTGGCTCAAGATCAGAATCACTATACTCAGGACCAATATTAACTTTTCGGTAGATTCCATCCTCAATACCTTTCACAATCTTAAAGAGGCTGGTATATTCTTCTACAGCTACGCCAAGAGCGTCATCGACTGTCTCAGAGTTTGGATCCCAAATAAAGTTACGTGGGTGAATCGACTTAACAGGAATGGAAATACGATCTGCTTCCATAACACCAACAGCAGCGCTCATCCCATCAGGCATAGGTTGCATAGCTGGCTGTAACTCAACAGTAGAACGAACCTGAACTTCAGCTATACCAAGACCAAAAACCTCTGCGTTACGATTTACTTCAGACCAGGTTTTATCAACCTTGTCTTTTTTCATATCTTCGTGCAACTGACGTTTGACTAACTCTACATCGCTTTGTTCAGGATCAGCCGCATTGTCTTCAAGTTCAAAGAACTCTCCACGACCAGTGGTAGCTTCAATAATCTCTGAGGTTTTATTTTCAACTGCCTGACGAATTGCTGGTGAAACAATCTTAGAGCGCTCTGAGTCACGTGTCTTATCCTCATCAGCCCAGATACCATAGTATAGACGCTCGTATTCGTCCCACTTTGCCTGGTAATTTGTATCTCGATGTTCTTTCCATCGATCACAATGATCAATAATAAAAGCTACTAGTTCCTTATCTGATTCAGAAACCGTGTCTTCTTGAAAGTCTGTGTAATTTTCAGCCATTACATGCCCTCGATTGTGCTAGGAAATGGGTTAGTATTTGCTAGTTCGTCATACTGAACTGGCTCTAGTTTAGTTACTTTAACTGATGGTCCTGTCAGACCTTTAACATTCTCAACAACAAAACCATCACCAAGAGTGCTAGTAATGTATTCTTTTAATTCTTTCTGCGTGAACCCTTTTTGGAAGGTACGCTCGTCACCAGTACCAACGATCCAACCATCTTCTGACTTTACTTTAGTTTTGGCAGCGTTTACATCACCAGTAGGACGCACGTTAATTACAGCAGAACCGCCAGGTTTTAAAGCCTTTCCGATAGTTAACACAGCCTGAGCACGCTCTTCAGGAGGAAGTACATTCAAGACATTCATGTTCAAGACTTTGGTTGCCGACTCTGCTGGTACGTCCTGGGGAGAAGTAAAGTCAGGTTTAAAGTCTTTCTGAGGGAAAGGCTCAAACGTGGTTACATTGGCTCCACGAAGTTTAGCAGCTTCGGCTCCTAAACCCATACCAGCTCCGTAGTCTAAAACATCATCACCTTCGGTTACACCAAGAATATCAAAAGCTTTCTGATAAGTTGGCAGTGTGTTAGCTCGTTGTGTTTTAGCAGGATTAATAGTAAAGTCCTCTGCCACTGCAGCAGAAGGCATAGGTGCATCTGCAGACTTGATAGCTGCATCACTTAGTAATCCCTGGAACAACTTTGCTATAGCCATGTTAGTATCCTGATATATCGTCTAGGGCTTCGTACTCATCATCATCAATCATATCTGTAAACTCTGTGATACCGATCTGATCGATGTAAGCCAAAGCATCAATCAAGTCATCATGTATCTGTGGGTTAGGGAAGTTCAATAACTGATCCACAAACTGCTTATTCCACTCGCCTCTAACTAACTTAATCCTTCCATGTTCGAAGCGCCCCTGCAAAGCCCATACTATACGGTCCGTCTTCTTCTTGTTGCCATGAGTCAGTTCTGTCACTGA